TTGTTAGACTGAGAAGAATTATAAATTAGTGCACCATTTGCTGTAAAAGATGCTGAAGTAAAACTTACGTCTGCAAAATCACAAAATGCAGTTGTCCCAGATGTTGTTGGTGTAACGCTTGTTAATGTTGCACCACCTGAACTATATGCAGATCCTGATGTATTTGTAATTTCTTCTGAACTTGAGAAAGCAGTTGTTGAAGCACCTAAACTAGCATCACTATCGTACAATGCTATTTTAAAAGTATTACCACTTGACGCAGTAAAATTGTGTGTACCCACTAAAATTTCTTGTTTAAAACTCGTACAAATTGCTGATGATATAGCCATAATTTTTCTCCTACGGGTTCGGTGAATTTATTGGAATACGAACAGCACCATCAGTATAGTCATCTCTTCGTCTTCTACCAATTTGTTCACTAGCGAACTTTTGTACTTCTTGTTTATATTTATTTTCATATAATGTCAACATATCCATTGGACCTTTTAAAAATGAGTATGCCTCTGATAAACAGCAATATAACAGTCCGTTTGGAAAGTTAAGACTGATGTAGTTAGTGTCATCATTTTCTAATAAAGCTGGTGCTGCATTGTAGTGAACTCTAAATGAATAGGTAGCATCAGGAACTGGAGCGAACATTATTCTTCCAGAAGTAGTGTCAGACTCTCCTGTTGCACCACCAAACATAGCGTAGTATTTAGGTTGTCCTCTTTTAGCTGATTCAGTTGATGGAACATATTCTTGTAAATATGAAATGTCTTTTTTCTCTAAAAATACGTTTGCTCCTGTAGTAGCAGAAGTAGAATCGTAAACTTGTAAAGCTCTAATAAAAACTGCTCCTGCTGGAGCATTAATTGTTTCTTGACCTACAACTAAATTACCTGTTTGTTGTTTTCTATCGGCATCAATAGGAACATCTCTAAAAATTCTATATTGTGCATTTAATATTATATTTTCTAAAACAGAATCTGATAGGACATTAGAATCTGTTTCTGTATAACTTCTAATCTGTGTCTTTAATCCTGATGCACTTAATCCAGCCATTATTTAATTATCTCCCTACAATCTGGACAACTTTTTTTAAATCTTAAATGTGTTGCACAATGTTCTGGTTTAGGTTTTTGTACTTCTTCATACAAAACAAGATGAGGATCTTGTTTTTCTGGTTTAAATATATTTTTTATCCAATTCCAAATTTTATTTATCATGGTGTTATAGTAACTGGACCTGCGGTCACAGTTGGTCCTCCTGCTTCTTCTGTTACACTTGCGGTTGTTCCTAAATTAAAAGTATAACTATTTGAGTTTACCACAGTTATACTAAATCCTGAAGCATTTTCAAATGTTGTAAATTCTACTCCTCCTGGACTTCCTTGAACATTTCTAAATCTTACAGTGTCACTATTAGATCTTCCGTGACTATTTTCAGTTACTGTAACTGTTGCTGATGATGCAGTTGTAGCAAAAGGATTATTTCCTAATAAAACTGCTACAGCTGGTTCTACTCTATCTGTTCTAACATTTCTCAATGCAATACCATCTGCACCATGTGGTTTAGGTTCTAATTGTGGTTGTTTAGCCTCGTATTCTGAAACATGGACCAATGATCCATTCCATTCTCTAAGCATTTCTCTATACGGAAACTCCATACCAGATCTATCTGATATTGCTTTTGCATATTTACCTGTTGCGTATTTTGCCATTATGTTCCTGGGTAATAAGTTTTAGGTGTTATGTGTGTGCTTGCTGCAGAACCATCTTCAGCTAAGGCTCTTGCTAATTCATCTTCATAATACAGTTTTGTTTGTTGAACTAATTGCGGTTGATATTTTTGTGCAAGATAAAATGCAAGTCCTGATACCATACAAGGAACAAATCTAAATGGAAGGTCTGTTGCGTTAGTGTAGTCTCCAACGTCTTGAATTCTTTTTATAAAATAAAAATGCATATCTTTAGATGCATTTGTAGAATCAGGTGTAGGATAAATGTGTATCCTAACTTTATCAATAAATCTCTCTACCCAATATTGATTAGGTGTGCCCTTAGATAACTTATTAGAAAAACCTGCATAAGTAGACCTATCTACTTTTGTCATTGGTGAATCTGATTGTGTGGTTTGAGTTCTATTAGATCTTAATTGTGCTTCAAGAACATCGGACATTCCATAAATGCCATTTGTTGGAGTGGTTGTTGCGCTAGTTCCATCCCCTGAAGATCTAAAAAAATCATAGTCTGATTGACCCTCTATTAAGTCAAGATTAGTTTCTTCTATTTCCCAATAATGAATTCCTCTATTTCCCCACTCTTGAAAAAGAATATTTAAAGATCTTCTTGCAGATTTAAGTTGATACCCTGCAACATTTTGTAGACCAATACGTTCAAAAGCCTCTTCTACTATTTCATCAATAGAAAAAGTTTTATCGAATGTTGCTGTTCCAGAGGTAGTGTTAGCCATTTAACCTCCTAGCCGTCAAAATATACAGTTACCGCGTTACAACTTGTTTCAGTAAAAGTTATATAAGCACCACTATCAAATAAAACTCCATCTTGTGGAATGTTAACTGTGCTAATATCACCTGCTGTTGATTGAGTTCTCAAAGTTATTAAAGAAGTTCCTGCAGTGCCTGAATTTCTAAAATCAACATTTCCGATTGCTCCACCAGAACCTACGTTAGCTTGTCTAACTCTTGTTCTTCCAGCAAAAACTCCACCTGCTACATCAGCTGTCATACCTAAAGATACGTTAGCTGCTGGTTGTGCACTTACAGTTGCAGATGTAATTGTTTTAAAAAATGCTGTAGTTCCAGAAGTTGTAGTGGCTGAACCAGGTAAAGTAATTACCTCAGTTAAAGCATCACCATTTACATCTGTTCCAACAATAGTAACAGTTTTACTACCGTCACCTGACCCTGAAGTTGTTGCTGTTATTTTTCTTCCAGTGTTTGTACCAAAAGAAGAAGCAGCGAGCGTAAACGTAGAAGTGGGTTGAGCTGCAGCCGCAACATAAGTAGCGGAAGACGCGTTGTCATCGATGAAAGTTTTAGTTTTTACATCACCCATGTATCCCATAATTGTTCTCCTTAAAATTCGTGTGGGCCGAAGCCCACACTAATTAATTATTAAAGTTCAGTGTTAGCTGTTCTCTCTTTACCTGCTGAAATGTAATCCATAGTCATTACTTTCGCAGCAGCTGCACCGTTTTGAATTCCAAATGAAACAGCCAAATCTTCATTGTCTGGAGCATTTGTATTTAAACCAGTTCCAACTTTAACATTATCTTTGTACACGTGAAACTTTCTATCTTTTGGATCATAGTAAAATCCTAAAGTCATGAAAGTATCATCAGCTGCATCACCACAAGAAACAGTTGTTTCTGTGCTGTCTTTTTCGATTACTAATTCAATTGAAGTAGCACCATCAGCTTTTCTAAAAAAGATACCATCAGTTGTACCATCAATAAATGCTGTATCAGTGATGATTAAACCAACTGCAAAGTCAGATTGTGTTGCGTCGTTTACTTTAAATCTAGTTTTAAAG